AGTTGGTGATCAATTTCATGTAAATCAAAATACAGGACAAGTTAACTTTACATCAGCATCATTAAACATAGATGTTGATCAAGCACTTACATTTACATCAGGTCCAAATGTTACTGTAATTTCAGGAAATTCAATTGAAACAGGAAATGTAAAATTATCAGGCAATGAAATCACAACAACATCTGGAGATTTAGATATTGATTCATTTAATAATCAAATTAATTTTATAGACAATGTAAACATCACAGGAAACTTAGATGTTACAGGAGATATCACAATAGGCGGTAATGTTACAATAGGTGACGAAACAACAGATTCAATTAATATCACAGCAGGTATAGGATCAGATATTATTCCAGCACAAGACAACACATACAACATTGGTTCTGCCACAAAAAGATGGAACACAGTGTTTGCCAATGAAGCACAAATAGATAGTGTTAATATCAGTGGCAATTTGATTCAAACAAATGACACAAATGCTGATTTAGATTTAAGAGCATCAGGCACAGGTTCTGTAAAATTTGAAAACTTTACTGTGTCAGGTGACACAATGTCTAATAACACAGGCGATTTTATAGTAAATCCTGCATCAGGAGTTTTCAAAGTAACTGGTACAGGATCATTAAAAATTCCAACAGGAACAACTGCTGAAAGACCAGGCTCTCCATCAGCAGGTATGATGAGATATAACACAGACGATTCTGTGTTTGAAGGATACAACGGAACAAACTGGATTGCATTAACGGGTGTTTATGATTTAGATCGAGACACATACATCACAGCAGAATTGACACCAGGTGCTAATGATGACACAATTAGATTTTATGCTGGTGGAGTTTTGGTAGCAAATGTGAATCCTACTAGATTTGATGTCACAAGTTTACTTGTAGACGACATTCAAATCACTGGAAATACACTGACAACCACTGGTGTTGACCAAGATTTGATCCTAAATGCTCAAGGAAATGGTAGTATCAGGATTGAAGACTTCAAATTTGAAGGAAATGCGATAACTAATATTATATCTGCTCCGATTGTGTTTAAAACCACAGGAACAGGATATATTGATGTGTCAGATTCTGGTGGATTTGTACTTCCGGTTGGAACAACAGCAAATAGACCAGTAACACCGATAACAGGTATGATACGTTACAACACCGCAGATCAACGTGTTGAACTTTATGATGGTATCCAATGGGGATCTATCGCAGGTTCGTCGGGTGCTGTTAGTATTATTGATGCAACAGAAATTGCAGTGGAATATGCACTGGCATTAGGATAGGAAAAATATGGCAACGAATTTTAGAAACTCTGTAACAAAAAATATAGGAACTATAACCACTCCTGTTTATGAAGCAGAGGTAGGATCTTACACAACTATCATCGGAATGGTTTTAGCAAACTTGACAGAATCAGTTGTACAAGCCAGTGTTACATTGACAGCAACTCCAGATTCGGTTACAGGTTTTATTGTGAAAGATGTTTTGATTGCTCCTAATTCTTCTTTAAGGGTTTTAAACTCTGGAGAAAAATTAATTGTGGCAAGTCAAAACTCATTAAACGTTCAAGCAAACATCAACGACTCATTAGATTGTGTGTTGAGTTACGTGGAGATAACATAAGATGTCAAACACCGTTGGTCAGGATACATCAGTATATCTTCAAAATGGTATCAAAGATAGATACTTTTACGGTTTGAGAAGAACCGACGAAGGAGATTTATACATTGGTAAAGTGGACCAACTATCAGCAAACGATCCTGTATCAATAAACAATCCAGGAAACATTGATGATAACTTTAAAGATTTTGATCAAGGCTACGATTTTTTTGAAGGTAGAGATTTAAATCATGCTAAACCTTTTAAAAATTTAAGGTACGAACAATTTAGATGGGACGATGTAAATTTAAATTATTACATAAACAGCGACGGTGAATTAGTTGTAAGAATTAACAGTAACGTGGGTGATGGTGTAATAACTTATCCACAAACTGATGAAAACTTAATTAGAGAAGTAACAATATTCACATTAGATAAAACAAATTACTTAATGGATAGTAATGAAATAACATTCGATAGAGGATAAAGTAGGAGGAAAAACGAATGACACGACAACTGATAAACACTGGTATTATCCCAAATGACGGTCAAGGTGACTCGTTAAGGGACGCCGGTGGAAAAATAAATGCCAACTTCGGTGAATTATACACTGCACTTGGTAACGGCACAGCACTGACCATTGTTAATAACAATTTGATCACAGCCACAGGTGCAAACAAAATTACATTTTTATACAACACTCTAGCAGAATTACCAGATGCGGCAACGTATCATGGAATGTTTGCTCATGTACATGGTGAGAATGCCTCCTACTACGCTCACTCAGGTGCTTGGGTAAAACTTGCAGATGAGAATAAATCTATCGATATGTTTGCTGACGTTGATACATCTTCAGCAACTCCTACAAACGGTCAAGCATTAATTTATGATGCTGGCGCTCAAAAATGGAAACCAGGAAACGTTGCCGCTCAAGGTGGCGGCGGCGATGGAGCCTCAACATTTACTGATCTTACAGATACTCCATCAGATTACGGTGGATTAGCAGGCGGTTTTTTAAGAGTAAATGGTACATCAGACGGTTTAACAATTGTTTCAGCATTTTCAATAGACGCACTATCAGATGTTGACACAACAACTTCGGCGCCGGTAGCAGGTAACGTTTTAAAATGGAACGGTACAAACTGGGTACCAGGCACTGATGCAACTTCAGGTGCTGGTGGATCAGACGCAGACACATTAGATGGTTTAGACAGCACATACTATTTGAACTACAACAACTTAAACAATAAACCAACTATCGCAACAACATTAACAGCACTAACTGACACACCTTCAAGTTACACAGGTGCGGCAAATAGATTTGTAAAAGTTAATTCAGCAGGAACAGGATTAGAATTTTCAACTGCCACAACAGGTGCAACAATTCTAAATGAACTGTCTGACGTTGATTTAGCATTACAAAAATTCACTGTTACTGGTGCAACTTATTCAGGTGCAACAGGTGTGTTAACAATGACAATTGGTACGCACTCATTAATAGTTGGACAAAAAGTAATCATCAAAGGCGGAAGTATAGTGTTTACCTGTGCAACAGATAATCATGCTACGGTTCACTCGTATCCAAGAGTAACTGATCCAGCGTACAACACGCCGATAGCGATTACATCAACAACATCAAATTCGATCACAGTGAATGTTGGTATATCTCCAGACACATCTGCTCACCTTTTCTCAAGTGCGGCAAGCAACGGTGTTTCTGTAGCACCTTCACAAGGAAATGTTTTATATTTCAATGGAACACGTTGGGAACAGAAGAATGGTCCAGTATTAACTTGGAGATTAGGTGCTAATGGTTCAAGTGATTACACTTTCTCAGGACCAGGATTTCCTGTAACTACTAACGATCCAGTACTGTATTTGTCAAGAGGACACACATACATATTTGAAAATTTATCTGGTGGTAGTCACCCATTCCAAATTAGAGTTTCTAATGGTGGAGCGGCGTACACATCAGGTGTAACAAACAATGGTGCGGCATCAGGTAATATTGTGTTTGAAGTTCCAATGGATGCTCCAAACACTTTATATTACCAATGTACAGCACACGCATTAATGGGTAATACAATTAATATAACATAGTGAGTTATTAAATGGCACAAGTATTTGGCGTAGGCATAGACGAGTTACAAAAAACACTAGCAAACAATAGATATTTCTACGGTTTGCGTAGAACTGATGCCGGCGAATTATACATGGTGAAAGCAGACTTACTAAAACTTGAAGATGGTGTTCAATTGAATAGACCAGGAAATGTTGACGAAAATTACAACAACTGGAGCAGAGGTGAAGACTTTTTTGAAGGCAGAGATCAACAACATAGAAAAGTTTATCCAAATCTTGTGTACGAACAGTACAAATGGGACGGTAGAAACCTATTTTATTATGTAAACAACGAGGGAGAATTAGTATTAAAAGTGAACGAGGCTCATACATATCCAGGATATGTAGAACCTTATGAAAGTTAGGAGCGATAAATACAGTTAGGAATTAATCAATGGCAGATTTTCGTATAGATAGGATAAGATTTAGATGGAGAGGTGATTGGACAGCCAACACTCTTTATGTTAAAGATGATGTATTAAGATATGGTGCAAAAGTTTTTGTTTGTATCGAAGTACACACATCAGATTCAAATTTTTATAATGATTTAAACAACTCAACTCCTCGTTGGTCACAAATGATGGACGGGCAAAGTTGGACAGGTGCTTGGCAACCTTCTACTTTTTACAAAGTAGGTGAACTAGTTAAAGTTGGTGGTTTAATTTACAAATGTATTGAAGGACATATTTCAAATGCATCTGCCAGCAATGGTGTATTAGGTGACGAATTGAAATGGGTATACTTTGCTCGTGGAGAAGATTGGGCAAGTGTATGGACTCCAAATACTCTTTATAACGTTGACCAAACAGTAATCTACGGTGGATCAATTTGGAAGTGTAACACAGCACACACTTCTGGTTCTGCTGACGATGGTTTACAATACAATGCGGCATATTGGGATCAATATTCAAGATCAGACAATTTCAGAGGAGATTGGATCAACAACACTTTATATTATCCAGATGATATTGTGTACTATGGTGGTACAGTTTATAGATGTAAAACAGGACACAGATCAGCACTTTCAAATAAATTTGTTAATCCAACAGTAGCATCTACTACAACAGTTGCTGGTGCAGGATTTCAATTCTTTGTTTTCAAAGTTGGAGCAACTTATTATGTTAAGATCACAAACGGTGGTTCTAACTATGCGGCACTAGAAACATTCACAATTTTAGGCACAAGCATTGGAGGAGCAACTCCTGACAATGATGCTGTGATCACAATTAACACAGTTACTAATGGTGCAATAACAACAGTTTCTGTAAATGGTTTAGCAAACGTTTCCACTGACGGACTAGAAGCGAACAGCCAACAATGGGAAACAGTATTAACAGGAATTAGATACAGAGGCGATTATGCTTTCG